AAGCTTCGACTTCTACCCACTCTCCAGGGGAAACTGTTATATCGCCACCTTCTATTCTTGCACCTTTAGCTCTAAAGCCTCCATTTAAATTAGCAAATGCTGCTGAATCTAATAAAGCTCTAAGTGCTCCAGTTGAAGCGTGTTGTAAACCACCAATAGATTGTATTAAACCAAATCCATAAAATCCTAAACCTGGTAAATATTTATAGTGAATAAAGTAAGTAACTTTTTTTCTTAAAGTATCATCTTCTTTCCAATTTCTTCTAATAGATAATACTTGTGTAGTATCATAATCTATAGTTACAATATAAGGTAAAGCTAATCCATCTTTATCTTCACCTAAATCTAAATCAGCATGTACTTCTAATAATGTATGAGTTTTATCTGCCATAGAAGGTGACATACCTTCTAATCTTTGCATAGTTTGTTCTACAGTGCCTTGATCTTTACCATCTTCTTGATTTCTAGATAAAGGTATGTCTCTATAAAAACCTGATATTTGATGTTTCTTTAATTCATTTTGAGATATCTTCATTATTTGAGTATATCTATCTGCAGTTTCTAAATCTGTATTTTCATAAGATATTACAAAATTTTCTGCTGGTACAAACTTACTACAAATTCTATCTAGTGTATTATCAAAATATATTTTTTTAAAAGCAGAACCTGATAGAGCTAAGAAAAATAACATTTGATCAAGTTCATTAAAATAATCTGTAATTTGACTTGTAACTTGATAATTCATAAAGTCTTGAACACGCTGAGCTTGTTCTATTTTTTTATCAGAAGTTCTACCCATAATTTGAGTTTTAACAGGACCACCTGATGGAAACATTTCTGCTACAGCTCTAGCTTGAAACTGAGTTGCTGCTTCTGACATTAATGGATGATGAACACCTGAAGCTCCCGGGAAAGGATCATTTCTATCTTCAACGACCACTCCTAACATTTTTAAACCTTTAGAGTATTGATCTTCCCAATCTTTTCTAGAAGACTTATCATCTTCAAATGCTTTAATTAAATCTTTACCAATACTTCTAACTTCTGTTTCATCTAGTTCTTCTGCTAAATTAGAATAGTGATTTGATTCAAAAGCTTCTTCTTCTTTTTCAGTCTGTTCTTGATCTACATCAACTCTAACTTTTTCACCTTCTTCATTAGTGTATTCAAGTTTCTTTTTTTCTAATTCAACTTCTAAAGCCATTAAGATTTTCTTTTTTTAGTTTTTTTCTTTTTCTTCTTAGGAAACCCTGCTTTCATATTAGCATAAGCTTCTTTTGAAATTGTTGATTTTGATTTAGGTCTTGAAATACCTTTTCTTTTTCTTTTATTGATATTTGCATATAATCCGGGTTTACTCATAATATTACTAAATGCTCCTCTGTTAATCACTGTTTAATTATTTTAATTAATTTAATGTTCATTCCATTCTATACCTCCTGGTTCATACCATATCTATCCTAATAGATATATAAAACAAAAATATTGATTTTTAAAGTGTTTATTTTGATTCTATTATTATCTTATCGATGCTCTCGCTGCCATCAACATTTTTAGACATAATAGCTTGTACTTCACCACAAACTAATTGCTTGTTTTGCATATTCATATTACGAGTGGCTTCTCTCTTCATTTTAAGACATGTACCCATTGATTCCTGTACTCTATGTTCTACCAGCTCTCCATTTAAAAACAAGCATAGTGCTATAACTAATTTTGTCATTAATGTGCTCCATTGCCATTACTAAATTTAATATCTCTTGTTGAATCTTTCAATTTCTCTATGTCTTTTTTTAATTTTTCTATTTCTTTTTCATGAGCTTTTAACATCACCCCTGTATGAACATTATCTTCTAACTGTTTTTGCATTTTCTCAATTTGAGTTGCTTGCCATTCGAGGATCATAAATTGTTCTTGGTCAATTGGTTTTTGAACTGATGCTTCTAATAAATCTTTTTCAAAGAGTTGATTTTTTGTCTCTAATCTATTTAATCTTTCAATTACACCGAAAGCAAACCATGCTCCAATACAAACAGCTCCTATCAATCCTATTAGATTCCTTAATGGAAGTCCAATATTTGTATTTTCATTTATCTTCACAATAATTTTTCTAATAACATTAATGCTGCAGTCCCCACTCCAGCTAATAACACCCAATAGATTTTGTCTATCTTGCCGCCCAAACTTTCAATATCATCATGCATATGTTTAAGATGATTATTTTTAATTATGTTAATATCTTTTTTCAAGCCTGTGACGTGTCCATAAAGAGCTACCAGATGTTCACCTGTAGTTTTAGGACTTTTAGCCATTATATTCCTTGTAACCTTGGATCTTTAGATGTAATATTTTTTGTAGCTTTAGGTCTTGCTATAGAGTCCATACTTCTTTTACGAAGTTGTACTTTAGCAGATTCCTGCTTTCGTCTATCATCTATTTGTTTTTTTAAATCTCTGATTAAGTTCATAGTCTACAAAGTATAACAAAATTAATTTTTAAGGCTAGAAAATAATGATTAACATTTCCATCTTCTACGAGCTTGTCGTATTCTAGAATTAGGATCATTTCTTGTTTTTGCAGAGCTTCTTTTTAATTGTCCTAATGATCTTGCACAATAAGATTTTCTTCTTTTAGCTGCTTTACTACCAGGTTTAACTTTACCAGTTACAGCCATAGATAATTTAGAACCAGGATTAGCTCGTCTATAAGCTTTTATTCCTGCTCTAGTCATACCCGCACCTTTTTTAGTAGGTCTATAATATTTTTTTCTTCTAGGAATATCTCCAGTTCTTTTTCTAGGTTTAATTTTTGTTCTAGCCATGTAATGCTGCTCCTCTTTCTGCAGAATTAAAACCGCCACTTTTTGAACCACTACTACTTTTTGTAGTACCACCACTATATTGACCTTGACCTCCACCTCTATAAATATCTTGTGCTGTTGGTTGTATATTCATAATTCTAGGACTTACTACTCTATTAATAGTTCCTTGAGTATCTTGATTAGTTATATTTTGAATTCTATTTTCTTCTTTACCTCTTAAAGCTCCACCTAATATGAAAGGAATTGCCCAAGGAGCAGCTACCGATATAAGACTTCCACCTCCTAATATACTAGCTGCTGTTGTACCAAATCTTAATGCATTTTGAACATTAGAAGGTATTCCTAACTTATTTTCTACAAAGTTATTATAATAATTTATATTTTTATTGATTATATTATTTGCATTATCATTTTTTGATTCAGTATCTTTTTCAAAATCAAATTTAAAGAAACCTTTTGGAACTTTAGACACCGTGTCTTTTACAGGTTGAGTAACTTTATCAACCATTGGTGAAAGTGTAGTATTGACACTATCTATAATTCTATCAATAGGAGAAGATGAAATTTCTTTAGATTTATATTGATCTACTAAACTTTTAGTGTCTATAATTTCTGGCGATTTTAAAGATGTATCTGTTTTAGGTGTTGTACCTTGAGTAATTGGAATATCTTCTATAGATTCATATTTTTGATTAAAAGTTTTAGGAGTTTGATAATCTCTTATTTGTCCATCACCACCTTCAAATATAGGGCATACTCCATTAACCGACATTCTACCATTAGGACAAATAAATTCTTGCATTAACTTCTACCTTGTCTATTATATTTTTTATAACTTCGTTTTTCATTTTTATTCAAAGTTTTTTTATGTCTTCGAGGTCTTTTCTTTGGCTTAGCTCTAGGTATGAAGTGGGTAAACTTTTGTTTAGCCATTTACTTTTTTTTCTTCTTCTTTTTCTTCTTACCTTTTTTAATTACACCTCTTGCAATTAAAATATCTTTTTTAGTAACTTTGCCATCGCCTGACATATCTGGAAATTTTTTTCTTTTTCTCATTTAGTCCTTTTTCTTTCCTGGTCCAATATTAATTGGAATCACTTTAGCTTTTTTCTTATTAATTATATCAGATGCTGAAGTATAATTTTTAGCTTTACCTTTATATAAAACTCCACCTTTATAAGTGTCAGATACAGCAGCGTTAGCTGTCATTTCTCTATCTTTAGATTTACCTTCTTCGTAGCCATCGTCATCAATCATTCTAGCTTTAGAAGTATCTTCGAAATCTACATCCATAATATCTTGTACAACTTCTTTTGTTTTTTTAGCCATTAGTCTATCTCCACTTCTATTTTTAAAGATTTCATCATTTGCATATGATCAGCTTTTCTTTGATCATCTATTTTTACAACTTCATCTCCAGGATTTTGCATTGCTTTTTTTAACATAGCAGCATCTTCTACAGCACTTGGAAACTTGTCGTAAAATCTTTTATCAGCGTCTTTAACATCTTGAACGCTATATTGTTTTACTCCAATTTTATTTTTCATTTTATTCTCCTTTAAGTATTTTTATATCTTTACTAGAAGCTGGTGCTAACGTTTTACCTACAGACTTCATTTTAGATATAATAGATTTATTTATTTTAGAATACGAATTAGTATCATCTTCTGATTTATTTGCGATTGCTTTTAAATCCGCATCAGATACAGGATAAAGTTTTTCAGGTGGCGCAGTTTTACCAGCTAAATCTTTTTCAGTCTTTTCAGTCATCTTTCAAGTCCTCCGGTGTACTTAATTTTTTATTCAATATACCTTGAAAAACTGATTGTGTAAAGGTAGGAAGCATCATTTCGCTAATAGGCGATTTATTGTGGCCAGTAGACCAAGATATACAAGGAACTCCTCTCTCGTCCCATGCGACTAAAGCATAGCCTTTGATATCTACCTTTTCTGTAATCTTGATACACGCATCATGAAAAGAACCAACGACTTCATCGTCTTGTTTTTGTTCTTTTTCTTTAGGTAAAGGTTTTCTAGGCGTTACTCTAAACGAATCAAGAGTAATAATGTTTGTTTTCGCCACGTTGCTTTCTTGTCTCATAATCTTCGTCCTCTGGATCATCGGGGTGTGTTACTAAAAATCCATCCCTTATACGCAATAAAGCTTGAACACACGTATCATGTATATCATCGTGCTTTCCATATGGAAATTGCGCTGACTCCTCAATTACACTCTTAGTCCATTCTTCATCCATAGTAAACACTAATCCACCTTCAAACATAGAAGATACGCTATGTGTTCTAGAAACTTTATCTCTATCAGGAGAATAAGTAATTACAGGGATTCCTGATCGTCTTAAATCCTGAATTAAACTTTGCCCTGATGCTTTCTTTTCAATTAGAACTTGATCGGGTCTCCATTCATAATAACTATCGTTAGCTCTTTTTCTTAAATCAGGAAATTCTAATCTTTCTTTCCAAGCGTCTAATAATATACATGCAGCGTAAGGAACGTTGTTTTCATCTCTTGCTGTAAATACTCCCCATGTGGTACATGCTGAAAAGTCAGCAGTGCTTTTAGTAGAGTAAGCAGTATCATAAGATTGAACTACATAACTTAAAGTTGGTATAGTGTCTCCTTCGTAGATATTCCACCAATCTCTTTTAATAATTGAACCTTCTTCATTACTAGGATTTTGCTGGTACAACGCTGACCATACTCTATCACCGACTGTAGCTTTAATTTTATTTAAATCTTCTTTAGAATAAGCTTCAGGCCATAAAGCGTTTCCTGAATTATCTATTGCTGGTAAATCTAAAACTTTCCAGTCTTCTCCACTCTCATTTAAAATGTAGCCAGCTAAATCATCTTGGTGCCAACGAGTTTGAATAATTATAATTTTACCGCCAGGTTGAAGTCGTGTGTAAGCTACCGCTTTATACCACTCGATTAGATTTCTTCTTTGAACTTCTGACTCTGCGTCTTCTCTACCTTTAATCGGGTCATCAATAATTAATAGATGCGCACCTCTACCAGTAATCGCTCCACCTGCACCGACTGCTGTATATGTTCCACCTTGCATCGTGTGAAATCTTTTTGCTGATGTACTGTCTGATCTAAGAGCTACGTTTTGAAATACATTATTAAAATCTGGAGATTGTAACTGGTTCCTTACTTTACGACCAAAGTCATCTGCTAATTCTTGAGCATAAGTCGATTGTATTACAAACTCATTTGGATTATTTCCTAGATACCATGCTGGAAAAAACTCTGAGCATAACATAGACTTTCCATGCCTTGGTGGCATGAATACTGCAAGACGTTTTATTTCGCCAGTTTCTAATTGTTGAAGATGTTTAGCAATCAGTTGTATATGAGCAGGATCCTTGTACCCAGGATACATATGCTTTGCGTAAGATAATAAATTCTTACGAGCTTTAGACGTAGATAAAATTTTAGTGAGGTGTTCTATTACCTCAGCTGCCCGAGGATCCTTCGTTTCCTGAAATATCTGAATAGCTGACTTTAGTCGTTCCTTTAATGTCTGTTCTTGCATTTTGTTTTCCTGCGCCTATTGCACCTTTTTTTCGATACTCATCAAATTTATTTGCAACTAAATGTAATGGCTCTATCTCTTTTCGTACAATTTTTTTCCAATGTACAGAAGGTTGTCCTATTTTTTCTAAATACCAAGCTAATTTACTAGCGTCTGCTGTTCTAGCATTCCACATCTTACTATGATGTAAATCACCTTCTTGGCTAGGGTTACCCTCTTTATAAACTCTTTCTTTAAAGACACTATCGTTATTATTTCCTGTAATGTCAGCTCTATCGTGAGTAACTTCTATATCGACATTCTTCATAATATCCAACATATAAGCTATCTCAGAAATCCAAGCATCGTTTTGTCCATGTAAACTTATATGATCTAATAATCTAAACCAATCCCATGGGAATATGGGAAAGATACTATAAGGATGTCCAGTCTGTTCTTTTACTCGTAGAACATTGAAGCTAGTATTAGCTTCAATGATTTCGTCCCAATGTTTAGTATTCATAATAGCATCATCATTGAAAAACATTACCCAGGTACCCTGAGCATATGCGCATAAAGAATTATTATACATATGGAGGTTCTCGTAGCCTAGTCGTTTAAACTTTAGTACACTTTGATTTTTGTAATTAGCTTTTTTTAAATATTCTAAAGTTTCGATATCATCGTCATCGACACCAAATAAAGGTTGAATTTTATCAGGATTTTTTGCATTAGACAATAAAGAATCCATAGACTTCTTTAATTGGCTAACTCTCTTACGAGTAGGGAGTAATATAGATATAGTCATAAACAATCCATATCACGAAGATTGATTATATAAAACAAAATCTTTTTGATAAAAATTTTTAAGATTATAAACAATATCAGGTGATTCTATTATAAAGTTGTATAGTTTATTTTTTAAAGGATGATTGTTTTTATTATGTAATTCTTTAAATTTTAAATTTTCCATTTTAATAAATTTATCAACTTTGTTAGGAAGAAACCATGATTGTTTTTCTACATGCTCATCAGCTGGGCCATTGATTATTAAATCATCTACAAACTTTACTAGATTATCAAATGGATTTTCTTTAAATTTTAAAATATCTTTAATATTACTTCTTTCGATACAAGTTAAATAACCAGTTACAAATCTTTCAATTGGCTCTCTAATAATTGCTATAACATTTTTTTTCAATAATAAAGGATCATCTACGAAGTTAACCATAGCTCTTTGTCCATCAACTTCTGATCCGTGTACCATAGTTTTAATTGTTGAAGATGCATTTTTAGGAATGTGGATCCACAGGTCGTTGTGATGGAGTATACAAGACCCGAACCGATGATCAGGATAATTATTTTTTTTCTTGAATTTCATAAAAGAAATTATCTGTGTCATCAGTCTGCCAATCTTTATTCTCTACATTCCATTCGGTCGTTTGAACTTTATAGTCTGGAACTTCGTTTCGGGTAGTGAATGAATTAATATTCCATAGTATCCTGTTATTAGGCTGAGCAGCGAAATTACCATTGTCAAGCTCCAATATATGAGCGCACTTATGTTCCTGAGGAATTTCAGAATGATCTGTATCAAGAAGATTGGCGTCAGGGTGACACCAGTCAACAGTAAACAGATACTCACCGTGATATAGTTTTTTATCTTTTCCAATATATTTGGCTCGTTGTCCTTCTAGAAAAGCAAAGTGATTAACACTATGATAATAATTAAAACTATTCCACAGTTGAAGCTCGTCAATCGACATATCAGGCACTTCGGCTCTGTCATACGATTTTTGGAAAAACGCTGAGATAGGCAAGCGCCAAAAGCAGGCACCATTTTCCAGCATGATATTAAAAAGGAGACCACGCCCTGCGATACTTGTGAGACCGAAGATAACACAGTCTTCGCTTTCTCCATTATGTTTCTGTAAATCATATAAATACTCCTTACGAATTTTACAATATATAGGTGGAATGCTACTATTTAAAAAAGCCATTGTACAGATATAAAATAAAACAAAATTTTTTTCTACAAAATTTATACGTATATAAGTCATTCTACTCCTACTCTAGCCAGTACTAGAGTATAAGCGCCAATTTTCGTTTAAACTTTATACGATTTTATTTAATTAAACTTAATACGAATTTAAAAAAAGAGAATTTTAAGAATTAAAAAAAGAATAAAAAAAAAGACTAGCGAAAATTAATTCGCTAGTCTTTAAAAATTTAGATTAGATTATTTTAAATTATTAATTCTATCTTCGAAGAATTTAATATTTTCGATAATCTTATTATCGACTTTATTATTTTTAATAAACTCTTTATTAGAATTTATTAAATCTTTATAAAGATTTATTTTAGATTTATCTAAATACGAATTTAAATCGATTAATAGATTTACTTTTTTAAATCTATTATTTTTAGTAGTATCGTATTCGATATCGACTTTTCTATAATTAGAATTAAAAGCTTCTTTAATAGTAGTCGAAAATTTAGCGTTTTCGTAAATATTAAAAGAAACGCTTTTTTCTCTCTTAGTATTAAATAAACGAAATAAAACTTTTTTATTTTCGTTTTCTCTAAAAGATAAAGCGACTTTATTTTCTTTTAGATTATTTTCTTTTTTATCGTTTTTTACTATTTTCATTTCTTACTTTCTAATTCTTTTAAAAACTCTTTTATTTATTAAAAGATTTAATTTTTAAAAGATAAAATAATAATAGTTATTTTTTTATAAAAGTAAAATAAAAAAACATATATAAAATATATCTATTTTTTATATATAATTTTCTATATATAATTTTTCGTTCTCGTTTCGTTCTCTATACTAAATAAATAAAAGTAAATAGTAATAAGAATAAATAAAGAATAAAATTTTTAAAATATAATATAATAGGCATAAATTAATTTCTTTCGTTAAGTTAATATATTTTAATTAATATTTATTATTCGTCATAGTTAAACGTTTTTATTTTAATTTTAAAATTTTAGCGTAATGAGAGGTTCGATTAAAAATCATATACCTATACTAATACCTATACCTATATCCTTATATTATTATAAATACTGATCCCGAAGGATCCGTCATGATCATCGTCATCGTCAAGAAAAAAAGGGAGCGAGAATTAACTCGCTCCCTGATGCTAGATTAAAGTTTTGATATGATTTGCTCGAAGTATTTTTGATTATCTAAAACACTTTGTGAGACTTTATTCTTTTTGATAAACTCTCTATTTGAGGCTAGTAATTCCTCAAATAACTTTTTCTTATCCTTAGATAGATAAGAAGGTACATCAACTAGCAGATTAGCTTTTTTAAATCTACTGTTAGCTGTTGTATCGTACTCGATATCCACCTTACGATAGTCGTTATCGAAGGCTTGCTGAAGAGTTGAACTAAGTCTAGCTTTTTCATAAATCGTGAAAGACTTAGATTTGTTTCTTTTCGGATTAAATAATCTGAAAAGTACTTTCTTGTCTGCTTTCTCT